CAAAACCTGAAGGTACATTAGACTTCGCCAACAACTTATGGGGTACATTCCTTAATGTTGATTATAGAAACGCAACATCAAAGATGGTGTGTTTTTATGTAGGGAAGCCGTCACAATATTTGGACTTACCTAAAGGAAACTTCAGATTTAGAGATGATGGTTTCGAAATGAGGAGAGCATCAGAAAATCCGTTGATTGAGAATCAAGATGGTAAAAAAGATTGGTCTTTATCAAATAAATGTGTTGGATTCAATGTTGATATTGGTATAAGAAATCAAAACATATTTTATTCATTCCAAGTTGACCAAAGTGCTGGTGTCGCAACCTCAGAATCTATCAACACCCAACTCAATATGGTTAATCAAGCCTCAGGTAGAAATGTTGCAACTCAAAACGTTTCATTATATAATCTTTATAAAAACAGAAGTTATAAATGTACTGTAGTTTGTTTGGGTAATGCTCTACTACAGCCGAGTATGTATTTTAATTTGAGACATGTTCCGATGTTTAATGGACCGTATATGATACAAAGTATACAACATACAATTCAGCCTGGTAATTTCCAAACATCATTCACTGGTATAAGACAGGGTATATACGACCTACCTTCTATAGATTCGTTCTTACAAAGTATGAATCAAAATCTATTAACGAAGATTGAGGAAATTTTAAAAATCAAAAAAGACCAACCACCAGCAATCAAAATTACGGAAGAACAAAAAGCAACTCAGACTGTTCAAAAAGCGGATAACACGCTTGATACACAAAATAGTTGTTCAACTAAAGTTGACCTTACTGCTTATCAAGGGTATTCAGTACAGGCAGGGGTACCAATTAATATAACCCCTGATGCTTTTGCTGCTAAACTTTTGGCAACATTACCAGGTCAATCGAATCAACTTCTCAGAACTTACATTTATTGTATATCATATGTAACAAGTTTTGTTAAGAGCTCAAACACAGGTGCGGGTAATTTTGTTTCTTATAATAATAACTTGGGACTATTATCACTTGAAAATAATTTCCAACCAAGAGCTAACAAATACTTCAAGAAAGAATTTTGTTGTGTTAATGTAAAGATTGGTACACAATCTCAATCGAAACCAATAGTATCTTTCGCAACCATTGAAGATTATATTAAATTTATGGTTGATAGTTTGAAAGAAAGAGTACCTCAAATAGAAAGACTAGGTTTGGATAAATTCTACGTTTGCCACTGGCCAAAAGAAAACGTGTCGGAATCTTATTTTGAGTCTAATTTTGGTGAATTTGAAACTGTAAGAAAGACCATGGAAGAGGCAATCCAATCATCAGTCAAAGTGAAATTGGTAACTGAAGCTACCGCAGATGCTGTTGACGCTTCGAATAACAGACAAGGTGGAAGTACGCCTGGTGTTACACCAACACCTACACCTCTAAACCCATTACCTGGCCAAGTATGTCCTCCTCCTTATATCAACTCATTTGCACCTGCGATTGGATTCACAGGAACTCAAATGGTTATAAATGGTAGAAACTTAGACACAACAACAAAGGTATTCTTCAAAGAGGGTAATTCACAATATGAAGTTGAACAAAGGTATATTACAATTATTGATGCTCAAACATTAAGAATTGTTGTACCTAAATTTGCTGATGGTACACAGGTTAAAACTACAAATCTTGCAGTACAAACAAGTTATGGTACCTTTACAACTGTTGGTACGTTTAAATATGACCCAGCGGTTCCTGCAAGTGCTGCATCATCTCCTGGTTCATTTGTTAATGGAGCATCAGGTACTCAAAATCAAAACATATCAAATACAAATCCAACGGTTCCAGCGTTGATTGAGACTCAAAGAACAACGTCACCAAATCAAACTACTGATTTAATTAGAGTGGACGTTGCTCCAAATGTTGGGGTGTGGACGATAAGTGCAACACAGACATTGACTTATTCTTATAAGAAAATAACAAGGGGTCCAAACAACACAGTAACAAAAACAGAAAAATATAAGGGGGGTCAGTCACTTACAGGATTTGTTTCAAATAACGGACAAACATTCCAGTTCACAAAAGCCGCGGCTGAAGTGGTTCTTAATGGAGCCATACCACAAATAGATAGAGTCAACGGTGAAGTAAACTGCCAAATACAGGTAACAGCAATACCTGCAGATAGAGTAAAAAATCCACAGAACCAAACACTTTCATTTAATTTCAATTACGTTTACCCAACACAAGTCACTAATAACACTACAGAACCTGGCTCTCTCGTAATTGTTCAAGAAACAAGTAGTGGTGAATTACCAAACTTCTCAGGTGATAACTACTACAATATTAAGAAAGGACCTGGCGGATACATTACTTTGAAATTTAGTTGTACGAACCTAATAGAAAAAGGAGCTTTTGCACTTACATCAATTCCAGACTTAGTTGACCAACAAATTAGAATTACAAATAATTCCGATACAAAGTATACAAATTTGATTGAAACAAATGCAATAGGTAGGTTCCAAGCAAGTGTAAGGTATAAATCAAGTGATTTAACAGTCACCTTCCCGAACACAAGTACACCCGTACCTGCTAATGCGGGTGCGACGAGTCCGATAATTACTTTATCTTAAACCAATATATTTATATAAAAAGAATTTTATGGATTTAAAATCAACATTGAACAACTACCTTGGTAAGTCTGTTAAATTTTCAGAAGAAGATTTAGGGGATGGTACCAAACAAGTTTGCGATTTGGAAACAGGTGACTGTTATGTGGTAAGAGAAAGAGATGGTCTTATTGAAAGAGCAGGTCATATGCAAACAGCAAACAGAAAAGTAAGAGTTGAAACCGCTAGAGGTATAAAACAATTACTAAACGACTAATAGATATGAGTTTGGATAAGAAAATATTAAGCGAGATTGAACGTTATAGACAAATAAATAAGTATATAACTGAGCAAGCAGTTCCGCCACCGCCTCCACCAGGAGCAGATGCGGGAGCTGTACCACCACCCCCACCACCAGCGGGAGGGGCAGTACCACCCCCACCAGGAGGTGCGGTACCAGGTGCTGAAGTCGCACCACCAACACCAATAGATGTTGAAAACGACCCTGATGTTGAAAAAATCGACGACGAGGGTAAATCAGAGGAAAAAGGTGGAGGAGAATCAGGTACAGAAGAACTTGATGTGACTCAACTTGTTGACTCACAAAAAAACATTGAAACTAAACAAGAAGAGTATTTCAATAACTTATTTGGACAACTCAACAACTTGGAGTCAAAATTAAAAGAGATGGATTCGCTTATGAATAAGTTGAACTCTCTTGAGATGAAAATTGAAAAATATAGAGATAAGACTCCACAGGAAAAACTTGAGTTGAGAACATACGATTCATATCCATTCAATCAAAAACTATCTGATTTTTTTGAAGATAAAAAAGATGAGATGGAAAAGACAGGAAAAAATGATTATGTTTTAACTGCGGACCAAGTTACTGATATTAATGTAAATGATATCAAAAACTCGTTCCAACCAGGAAAAATGGATAGTTACGACAACGAATTCAAAAGATAAAAAAGAAAGGGACTGAAAGGTCCCTTTTTAATTTGACTAATAGGGATTTCCCAATTATAATTAATAAACAATTAAAACACTTTAAAATGAGTAATGTATTAGATGCCGTATTGGCGCAGTATGAAAAAAACCAAATCGGGGGCGGGGCCCAATCCAAAATGTCGCAAGACGAAAGAATGAAAAAGTATTTCGCTTTAATCCTTGGGGATAAAGAGAAATCAGGTCAGAGAAGAGTTAGAATTCTTCCTACAACAGATGGTTCCTCACCATTCAAAGAGGCTTGGTATCATGAAATCCAAGTAGGTGGTCAGTGGCAGAAATTCTACGACCCAGGAAAAAACGACAACGAGCGTTCTCCACTTAATGAAGTTTACGAAGAGTTGATGAGTACAGGTAAGGATTCCGATAAGGAACTTGCTAAGCAGTACAAATCTCGTAAGTTTTACATCGTAAAAGTTATCGACCGTGATAACGAAGCTGATGGACCAAAGTTTTGGAGATTCAAGCACAATTACAAAAATGAGGGTATCCTCGACAAGATTATTCCAATTTGGAGAAACAAAGGTGATATCACTGACGCAGAAACAGGTCGTGACCTTATCATTGAACTTGCTAAGTCAAAGACTCCAAAAGGAAAAGAATACACAACTGTTTCAGCAATCATGTATGATGACCCAGCTCCTGTGTCTCAAGACAAAGACCAAGCTAAAGAGTGGGTTAATGATGAGTTGAGTTGGACAGATGTATACAGCAAAAAACCTGTAGAATACCTTGAAGCAATTGCAAGAGGTGAAACACCAAAGTGGGATAACGAAAAGGGTGGATACGTTTATGGAGACTCAACTGTATCAGAAGAGTCATATGGCGGAACACCAAAGTCTTCTTCAAAGAAGATGGTTGACCCACAAGCAGACGCTGAGGTAGATGGTGATTTACCATTCTAATTAATTAATTTGATGTTCCCGACATCTCTGTCGGGAACATCTTTTATAAGAACAATATGGCAATCAAAAAGAACGATTTTTCAAACTTAAAAAAGAAGTTTTCAACTTCTGCAAAATATAAAC